CACCGTGCCATCGGCCAGCACCACGTCCTCAACCACATCGGCCGCCTCCACCCCGTCCAGCGCGGCACCGGTCATGAGCGTCACGGTGCAATCGTGGTTCACCTCTTCAAAATGTTGCAGATCCGTGACCACCTTGACGCTGGTGGTGGGCGAGCCGAGCGTGCGCGCCTCCGACACCCAGGTGAACGCCGTCTTGGGCCGCGTGGCGACCGTCTGCGAGCCAGCAAGCCCGAAGCCCGGCATCAGGTCCGTGGTGCCTGTCAATGTCATTCGCAGCGGCAGGATGCCCGGCAGACCAGAGAGGTCCGGACCGCTGGTATCACCATCAAGCGCCACCCAGGCCCCGTTCACCTGCACCTCGATATCCGTGCGACAGGCAGGTGGCGTCACGCCTTCGTGCAGCACATCAAGATCGAGAATGCCGCCCGCCAGCTGCAGTGCTGTCAGCTCGACCGAGAGCCGTGTGCGCTCGAACCGCGCAAAGTAGAGCCGCATCTTCATGTCATCGACGAGGTTGCCCGCAAAGAACGCGCCATCGGTCGAGACAAAGAACGTGCCCTGCACCACCCCGTTGTCGGTATTGGTCATGGCGACATAATGATCACCGGTGGTGACCAGCACGATGGCATACCGCCGCCCGGCCGTCAGGAAGGTTGGCGTGATCGGCAGCTTGCTCTCCACCAGCGACGGCAGGCCCACCTCCGTCGAGATCGCCCCCACCTGAATATCCGCCACTGGCAGCGTCGTGCGCGAGATCACGCGGGACAGGTCCGGCATGCCAAAGGCGGTCTCGGTCACCAGCAGTGTGACATCCCCCGCGGCGGCCTTGCGCGAGAAGTAAAGCCCAACCTGGCTCAGCCAGCCATCTTGCGAGTTCAGGAAGGTCTGCGCCACTTGTTGGCCGTTGATCGTGGCCGTGGTCGTGACCCGGTCCCAGTATTGCTCCTCATAGGTGTCGATCCAAAACCGCCGCACCCGGATCCAGTGCACATTGCCGTTGGGCACGCGCGCGCCATTAGGCATGCGGTCCGGCAGGCCGTTGGTGACCTCCCAGGTCTCGCCATCCCGGCGGAAGATATTACCCGCCAGATCATAGGTGCCCTGGCGCCACCAGCGGCTGTTGGTGCAGACCACCATGGAGTTGCCATAGCGCCGCCGCGTGCGCGCCCGCGTGAGCTGGCGGATGTCGGTGGTCTCAAATGTGTACTGCGCCAGCCGCGTCTCGGAGGCATAGCCCGTCAGATCAAGCCGGATGCTATGGGCGTATTTGGGCAGCACGAACCCGCTGGTATTGGCGATATAGACGTTGTTGGGGTTCAGCAGCGCCAGCTCTGACGTTTCCGACCCCGCGCGCGGAAACCGGATGCCTTCCTCGACCACCGCGTCAAAATCAGGGTGATCGACATTTGAGCCATCAGCGGTCAGGAAATGGTTGGTGCCGTAGTAGATATAAGCGCCCGGCGCATAGACCTCGGTGCGCAGCTCATCGAGCTGCTCCGTCAATTCCACAATCTCGGCCTTGGTGGCATAGCCCGCCAGCCGGTCTGCCAGCGCCGACAGATCCGTGCGCAGCGTATCGACCTGGCCGCTGATCTGGCCGCGCCAGCGCTCGAGTGCAATCGCGCGGTTGGCAACATTGCGCAGGTTCGGCAGCTGCGTCGCCTGCCACTGCTCGATCGCGACAACGCCGGTGGTGTCGAGCAGCACATAAGCGATGACCGTCACATTGGCATCCGTGGCGGGATAGCTGGGGTCCGGCCCTTCGGTGCCCGCCACGGTTGAGATTTCCGCGCGGCGCAAAGACTCCATCGCCACCGATTGCGGCTCGGTGGTCCCGGTCTGCGCATCGATCAGGAAGTCGCGGGGCTGGATATCCGTCTCGACTTCCTGGCCGAAACTGACGATAGCCACGCGCTTGCGGGTCACCAGCGGCAGCACATTGAAGAGATCAACGATGATGTCCTCGCCGCGCGCATAGACCGCGCCCCCCGCATAGAGCCTGCCCGCAGACAGTGTGATCTCGGTAGCGGCGGTCTTGGTGGCGGAAAAACCGGAATAGGCCTTGCCGCTTTCAACCGCATCGCGAACGATGTGATCCATCGAGGTACGGGCAAAGTCCTGCATGTTGTTGAGATCGGCGGATTGCAGCTCCTGCCGATCGCGGTAGATGACGGTGCGTTCCATGTCTCAAACCTCTGTCAAAGTGCCGAGCGTGATATCGCCCACTGCACGGCGGTCGCCCGGTCGCGGCACGCGCCAGGTCTTGGTGTTGATCAGGACCTTGTCCCGCAGCGATTTGGCGACCATCACGGCCTCGCGCGCATCCGCGACAGGCTTGGTGCTGGCGGCTACGACATAGCCATTGACAAAACGGCCCACCGTGCGCGGATACCGACGCCCCGTGATGCGGGTCAGCACCTCGGCGTGGTATGGCGGCATCCCAAGTCGGGTGTAGCCGAGATGGGTGGACCGCTTGCGCTCTTCGAGCACGCGGGCCGGGTCGTGGATGTGCCAGTGATCATAGAGATACTGCCAGGATATCGTCTCGGGCAGAAAGGTGCCGGAAACATGCTGGCACGGCACGCCGGGGAAAATCGCCCCAAACTGGCGTGGATGTGTCTCAGCAACCTGCTGGGGGCGCACATCGATCAGCTCGCCTTTCGGCAGCACGGTTGTGTACTGATCGCGGCCCAGCCGGTAGCTGTAGGACTTGGCCCGCGGGATGCGGACAATGCGTTGGCGCACCCCCATATCGTCGATCAGGAAGGCGCGGGCTTTGGGCGCGGCGTTCAGGTGGATGGCCGCCGTAGGTTTGGGGGCCAGAACCACCTCGTCATAGGCAATCGCGTTGAACTTCCCAACGCGTTCTGGTGTCACCGTGCGCAGCGTCAGCGTCGTCTCTCGGTCGCGATCATGCAGCTTGGCGGTGCGCACATAGCGCGTGCCCTGCACCGAGACTGGATTGTTGGGCCCGGCAAAGGCAGTGCCCGGGCCGTCTGGTGCCGACAGATACCGGGTGTTCCGGCCAGAAACGCCCCGCGCGATGAACGGATAGACCCGAAGCTGGGCAAAGCGGTTCAGATAGGCGCTGCGTTCCGTCTCCGTCAGCGCCTTCGACAGATAGGTTTTGGCAGGCGGCACGATGAACCGCCGCGCCTCGGCCCCCATGACGGCCAGCGCTTCCGCGATGGCGGTCTGTGTGCCCTTGATCGCGTGAAACGGCAGTGATCGCGCGGTGCGCGCGCGTTTGGTCTCCTCCGGCCAGTCCTTGTCCCACAGATCGACCGAGAGGCCCCAGGCGAGCCAGGGCAAATGGCTGCTCGGGATCTGACGCGGTTGCACCAACTGGCGCAACCCGATCGGCAGATCGGCAATGCGCGCGCCGGTGAGATCGGCCGCCTCCTCGAAGGCCGTGCGGTTATCCGGCAGCAGGGTTTCGCGGGTCATGGGCAGGGTTCCTATTCATCGCGGAGCATGGCGACCGTCACGGTGATGGCGTCGATCGCGTAAACCTCGGTCGGCCCGAGGACGAGGTCTTCGGCGGGTGACACCAGGTTGACCGAATGCACACCTTCAACATGCAACTTCGAGAAGATCGCCGAGCGGCGCAGGTTCATGCCCAGCATCCGGTTGGTTTCCACCCAGTCAGATAAGGCTGACAGGGCGCGGTCGCGCACGACATTGCCGTCTGGCCCGGGATAGAGGGTAAGTTTGGCCGTGATGTCCGCGCGACGCACCCGTGGCCCCAAGACCTCGACCATGTCCGTTAGCGGCCGCACGTCATTGTCGATCAGCGACAGGCGGACGGTTTCGCGTTCCGTAAGGCTGGGCACCGGATCAGGTCCCGCCCGCAGGATGGTGACACGCACCCGACCGGGCGTCGTCATGATCGCGGTGGCGTCCCTGGCCCAAGCGGCCGCGTTCAATGCGTGGTAGACATAAGCGCCCTCCGGCCCTGCCACGGAGAACGCCTCCGGGGCCAGTTGCACGCGACGGCGCAGGCGATCATCGTCTTCCGCGGCCAGCACGCCCGTTGTGTCCTCGACCTGCATCCGCTGCGTGGCGAACAATGCGGCCAGATGATCGAGGTTGCTGCCATAGGATGAGGCCAGCAAAACCGAGCGCGCTGCGTCATTGATCCGCGCACGCAGCAGCATCTCGCGATAGGCGAAGGCCTCAATCAGCTTGCGCGCGGGCTCGCTTTCGAGATCAATGACGCCTGCGATGGCCGGAAACCGCGCGACCAGATCATCGCGCATCTCGGTGACGATCGCCTCGTAGTCCAGCGTCTCGATCACGTCCGGCGGCGTCAGACCGGAAAGGTTGATGGCGGTGAAACGGCTCATGGTTGGGACTCGCGTTCCTCGATCAGCAC